ACCATACGATCATGCCACTATAAGAGAAACTATTTTTGGTAGCATATTTATCTGACTTAAAGCGAAGTCCATCATGGTAACAATATTGAGATAGAATTGGGCAAACAACAGCTTTTAATACAATGAGCAATAGCTCTAGCTCTGTCAACTCTAATTCTGTCTCTTTTTCCAAAAGAGACAATTTATGTCCTAATCCTAATTCATCTAATAACTTTCCTGTTTCTCCTTCTATGATTTCTTCAAAAAAACGCATAAAAATCTCCTTTTTGCAGGGGGGCGTAAGCTTTTAGTCCTTTGATATAAAATTTTCCCTACGTCGAGAGTGCGATTCTTATCCTTATCTTAATCGATCCCGATCAGAATTGTCAAGTAATTTCTCTGTTATTTTTCCCCCTCCAATGTTAGAGAGTTTCTAACATCCCGAAACGTCCACGGGGAACGGGTTCTAGGGTTTTGTTATTGGAGTTATCCCGATCCTAGTGAGAAAGAAGGATAGGAGAGGGATAAGCGAGGTCAACCGCTAAGATGAAGGTTTTCTGTAGAGAAAAAACGAGAGTCGAGGATCGGGGAAACATCCATAACAAAAGGATAGAAGTATTGATATATATACTTTTTCTTATGTTATTTACTCCCTAACATCGCTTTAACATCCTCAACGTAGGATACTTGTACTACCCACCTCGCTATTTTCCCTAATCTTAGATTTCTAAATTATTTTAGAAATCTACTTGACAATTCAAGAAAGACTGTATATGATTTAAGGAAGTTGAGTTTTCTTTAGATAAAATTATGTCAGGCGAAATTGTTAAAGCTTCATCGAGTCCGCTAGAGTTAAAGACGATTGACGACATGAAAAAACTAGCGTCTTTAATGGCAGAGTCTAAGCTGTTTACTGATACGCAATCAGTGGCACAATGTTTTGTAAAAGTTCTTGCCGGGAAAGAGTTGGGGATTCCCGCTTTTGCCTCGATGACTGGAATTCATATCATTAAAGGCAAGCCTGTTATTAGTGCCAACCTAATGGCTACCCTAATTAAGGGGTCAGGTAAGTATCGATACAAAAAATTATTGCACGACGCTGACAGGTGCGAGATTGAATTTTTTGAGTTAATACAGGGCAAGTGGGAATCGCTCGGCGTGACCTCGTTCACGATGCTGGACGCAAAAACCGCAGGACTCGGTAGTAATCCAAACTGGCAGAAGTTTCCTAAGAATATGCTTTTCGCTCGGTGTATCTCTAATGGGTTCCGCGAGTTCTGTCCCGATCTCGCCCTCGGTGCGCCTGTTTATTCCTTTGACGAACTAGGAGCAGAAGTAAACGAAAACGGGGACGCAATCAATGTGGAAGTAGTCAAGCCTCGAACCGAACCCGATATCCCCGAATGGGTTCCCCGAATGATGAACTACGCAGTTAATGAATTGGGAATGAGTTCAGATACTGCGAGAGATATTTTCAAAAAGCACAATGCTTTCAAGGACGAAAAAGCTAAGGGGAAATGCTGGAAAGATATTCACGTCACAGCATTAGTAAACGCAGGGGTTGACGCTTTTGTGGCGGAATCAATTTACAAAGAAAACAGCAAAAATAAGGACGCTCTAAAAGTAGCTGTTCTTGATACAATTACTGCGTTAAATAAAAGCGGTAATCCCGACACGGAAGGAAAAGTTACGTTTACCGCAGAACAAGTAGTCGGCAACGAAATCAATCCAGAAATCAGCGCAGAAATAGACGCAATGATCGAGGACGGATTACTAGGAACTGTCCCCGCCTCTGGAAATTCGGACGATTTCTAAAAAGCTTGTCAGGGGGCATTGACAACGCCGATCACCTTTTATCAACAATCATCAGGAGTAACAGCAATGACCCTTAATTTTTTAGTCACAACCCGCGCGGAAGTTCTCAACGCCAAGATTGAAGAAATCGGAGAATGTTCAGTAATCATGATCGATGGAACTGTCCCTGGATGGAAACCCCGATCAAGGGATTGGCATTTTGATCACCATCGACCGGGAGGCGAAAAGATCCAAATCGATGACATCGAAAAAACAATTGAAATTAACGCGGAAATGGGGATAGATCTTCCTTCTCAATTCCCGAAAGAGAAAGACAACAATATCCTTTTTTGCACCACCCAATTAGACGCTGACGCTATCTGTAGCGCAGTGCATTTGTACATGGCGTATCTAGGGACAAGTGAAAAAGAGAGCCAATATCTTTGGAATCAAGACAATGCCGAAATGAAGCTCTGCGCCATTTCCTACGATTGCGATCACCTTGCCGTCCCGTTTCTTCTATCCAAGTACGCCGATTTTGCCGCTCAATGTGTAGCGGGGATGAAGTGTGAATCGGACGATCTTGCAATCGATCTGGATATGCCCAAAGATCGACGGGAATGGACAATCGAAGATAAGGAATACTTTCATTCCCGCGCGTTTGAGCGGTCGTTCTGGAATCTTGTCAAAGCTATCGAGGGAAAAGATAATTGGCCGTGTGATCACCCGAAAGTCGATGAATACTGGGAAAAGGTCAAAGGATTCACAGATCAGCTAATCGAAGAAAATCGGATCACCTTTTATGAAGGTTGTGCGATAGTCACAATGTCGGGATTGGGAGAAACCTACATCGATCCCCGTTGTGTTTATCAGTCGATTGATCGCATGATCGATAATTATTATGATATTTTTCCCATCATCCTTACGATGCACGATGTAATCGTAACCAAAAAAATTGACAAATTTACTAGCAAAAAATTCGTTGGCAACAAGTACACTCTTGCCTGCAATCCATATCACCCTGATGCCGAAACCGAAGAAATCAACTTTGCAAGGTTAACTTACTCCGTACTTTCGGAAGCCGAAAAATTCTACGATCCAGATGCAGAAGGATGGAGTGGTCGTGCCACGGTCGGCGAATCGAATGCCTGCTCTAACTTATCACCTCCCACGGTGATCGAGATCATTTTAAAGACTTGCCGTTTTTAATTTTAATAGTGTCAAAATTATTTGCTAATCCTGACATGAACGAGATTGAGCAACTAAAGCGCCGTGTCTACCATTTAGAAACTCAGATCAATCTATTGTCCCAAGTCTATTTAGATTTGAAGTCCGATCAATGGGTAGACGCTCAAGAATGTTGCGAGAGACTTAAAATCTCTCGCTCTACCCTCGAACGCTGTCGCAAGAAAGCGAAAGAAGGGATTCACTACAAAATCCACGGCGAGCGGAAGTACCGCTATAACTGGCAAAAAATGCAAGAATTATTAGAGGGTAAGTAAATGGAAAAAGCCAAACGCAAAAAGTTAACAGATCCAAATTATGGAAAAAATTCAGGATCAAAATGAAAGAAGTCATCAAAACGCAAGCTTTTTGGCTTGGCAACAAAAGACGATATTTCTGACATTATACTTGTGTCGATTTTAGTGCGAATAGATCATATCGGACTTGACCAATTTTTCGAGGTAGATATTCCTTTTCTTAACGCCTTTCTTGACACCTTTTCGGGGACTGCAAGCAAAGGGAAAAAGATGGGATCGGAAATGTTTCCAAACAAAGAATATGTTCGGGCAATGATAGAACAACTAGGGGACACTTTTGACGAACTCAAGCAAGTTTTCGATATGCCAAAAAATGTAGTAGGCTTGCCTCTTGATGAGTTTTATCCCGACCTATTTTATTCTGTTTGCGAAAATGCACCAAAACTAAACAACTAAAATACTCAAAAAACTACAGGGAAAAGAGGAAATCCGATGAGACTAGAAGTTGATTTGAATCAAGTAGAAAACATTAAAACTGTTTCTACGCTTGCAAGTGTATTGCAGTCAATAGAAAATAGATCGTTAGGCAAGGGTTACACAAAAAAAGAATTCTTGGAGTTGGTAGCACGAATACTATCAGAACTTAGCAATCAATTAGGAGATGAATTGAACAATTATGAAGAAAGTGACACTAATGAGAATCTGTTTGAAAAATATAGCTTTCAAGCGGATGAAGACCTCAAAAAATACATCAAAAAGTGTATAAACTTTGACAACCTGTAATTAGAGACAAAGCAATGATTAAAAAACTACAGGGAAAAGAAAAAATCCGAACCTATGGAAGTGCAAAAGGAGAGCTAATCCTAATCGATCCTTGGTTGATTTCCTTTCGCCTTGCCAATGGGGAATTTATTGGGCCGCGCGTCGGTTTGCACGACGACGGCAAAATGCACGTCTTACTTGGCGAAAGTCCTTTGTCTTTTAGTGAGGAGCTTATTGCCGCAGTATCGGGCGAGTCGGGATGGAATACACGGGTTTCCTACGATCTCGACTCTATTGTCGATCTGGCTGATAAAATCGTTGCCGCCCGTGCGATTTATCAACCGTTGCACCTGATAGCGGACGGTGATCGCTTATTCCCAAAAGACGGTCATCGGAGGACGCTGGCATGGCTTTACAACGCCGCACGGGGAATTGAAATATCGAACGTCATAGCAATCATCAAGACTCTCGCCCGCGGACAGACGATCCGAGATTTAGAATACGAAATGCTTTCAATGGGAGTAGATGCCGAAAAGCTTTCTCTCCTTGATCGGGCAAAAATGATCCGCCGTCATTTGCGAGAAGACTGTTTATCGGGGCTAACCGAGGAACAATCGAAAGCGCAGTTCTGTGAGCGGACGGGATGGAAGAAAACCGACTACAATCGAGTGCTAGAAATTTCGACTTTTTCCGCTCCCGTACTCAAGGCAATCGAAGAAAAGGGAATTGCCGAAACGACCCTACAAACGCTTATGCGGGAATCCGAATTAACTCTACCCGAAAAAGAAAAGATCATTCTCGAATCGGTTAGCCTCGCTGAAGAGGCAGGAGCAAAAAAGGTCACGGGATCGATCATCGGGTCGGTTGCAGAAAACCACAAGAAACGAAAACGCCCGACTTTTATAAAACCGAGCGGGGAAGTTAAAACGCCCGACGAAATGCCCGTCAAGCCTGTTCAACTTCCACCGAAAGCGAAGGAAATTCGGGAGATGTTTATTAAGCTTGTCGGGGAAGGAAATGCCCGCAAAGTAGGAGATAGTTATACCGTTGATTTTTCGGCGGAATTGTGGGAAAAAGTTGTTGATTTGGTAGAGAGGTTAAAGTAAGTGGCAGAACCAACAAAAAATAAGCCAGCACAGTTAGAAATCTTTCTTGTTTTGTCAAAGCATCCCGAAGGATTGACCCTTTTGGAGATCGGAACAGCACTAGGAAAGCCCGCTCATCTTGCTATTCCGTGGGCAAGCGATAGAATTGCTTACATGAAAGATATTATCGAAAAAGTTGTTGTTAAAGAAAGACAAGGAAGTCTTCCCCCAGTTATCGTTTTTCGAGTAAAGCAATCTAATCCCCCCGATTCAAGCGACAAAAAACATCGATCAAATCCCGATCGTTGACGTGCCGGAGATAAAATTTTTTTCTTGTCTCTCGACTGTGTCCGCCCATCTTCTCCGCAAGGTTCGGCGGCCACCCCGCTTTCTCTAATCGGATAACATAGCAATCCCGAAAAGCGTAAGCTGTCCAATTTACGCCGTTTCGTTTTAACCCTGGTGTTATCCTCGCACCTTTATATCTCTCGATTCCCCCAGAAATCGAACAGGAAATCAAGAAAGAAGCTGATTCTTTTTATGTTTCCAAGCTTCGTAAAAAAATTAGACAGATTACTTAAGATTACTTTCTGTAGTATTCCTTTGTCAGGAATTTTCTGTTAGGATTTTTAATAGAATCTTTTCGGGAGAATTCCGATGTCCAATAAAAAAACTCGCGGGGAGCGAGTTCCAAAACACAAATGTATCTTATGAATACTATGATAACACACAATCGCGTCAAGTTGCAACCCTGCCCCCACTGCGGGAATCGAAACGAAACAAATTACTGTTACGGATTCACATCGGATGAGGGAAATCTGCTCTCTGTCTGCAAGCGAGGAGCGGAACCAGGCGAGGGGTGGGAGAAGTCGGGAAAAACCGACAGCGCGGGCGATTCTATCTACTATTTGAAGCGTGACAAGAAGTTTTCAGAATTTAAGAAAGAGAAAACCACCTACTACGCCTATCCCAAGCTTGCCAACGGCACGATCGTCCAAGTGTACCGGAAGGATTACCAAGAAGACGGGCGATGGAAAAAAGAAATTCGTCAGCAACACTCGACAAACAACGGGAAAACGTGGAATTGGAACCTGCAAGGCATTAACTACAGCGAGATTCCCCTTTACCATGCCGAACGACTGAAGAAAGCGATCGGGGTGGGAACTCCGATTCTAGTAGTCGAGGGAGAGAACAAGGTAGAGAAGTTAGAAGCGATGGGATTCGTCGCCACCTGTAGCCTCGGCGGTGCGGGAAAATGGCAACCATCACACTCGGAATTTTTGAAGGGAGCGAAACTAATTCTCTGCCCAGACCGGGATAATCCTGGCGTGAAGCACGTTCAGCGCATCTATCAAGATTTTCCCGACGCTCGCTTCCTGTACGCCTACCCCGATTCCCCATTGTGGGATCATCTTCCCGAATCCGGAGGATGCGATTTAATCGATTGGATCGAGGAAACAAAAGCCACAAAAGAGCAAGTCTTGGCGGGTGTAGTCGATACCCCGAAAGAATTACGGGTTAGGGAGCCTAAAAGCAAACCCACAGAGCAACTGCTATCCCTAGAGGATATCGTCCCCGCCATTGACGCAGCGATCGAACAACACCTGACCCTTATTAAGTGGGAAGCGAAGATACATGAGTGGGCAAAACTCACGGGCAAGACACCGAGCGATATTCGCGAACTGAAAAAGGCACGGGAACGGGAACTAGAAGAGTCAGAACGGATCGACACGGGAATAACTGACTTTCTCCAGAATAATCACTATCGGCAAGACAAGCTCGATATATTCAAGATCGTTCCCCGCCCCCTCGCCGAAGCTCTAGATTCACGGGCTAAGACGATCAACCAGCCATCGATCCGACTACTGCATTCGCTCTGGCCGGTCATGGGCGCAATCCTCGGTTCTCGATTTGCTGTCAATCTCCGCACAGCGAGAAACTCCAGGAATTGTTGGAAAGAATCCCCAATCTTTTACATGGCGGATGTAGATTATCCGAGCGGCGGAAAAACCACGACACAGAAGCAGATTTACCGCGTTTTGAAGGAACGGGATAAAGTCGAGCAAATGCGAGTGGATCGAGAAGAGGTACACCTTGAAGACTTAAAGGCCTCATGGGCTGAAATGACCCGCGAGGAACGCAAGGAGAACATCACAAATCCTAGCGTTAACCCGCGCCTTTACGAGCGAGAACACTGCAAGGCTAAACGATGGGTCTACGATCATGGAACCCTAGATGCAATTCTAAAATCGATTTCCTTGCAGTCTCCGTGGCAAGGTTCGGTATGGCTGGCCGACGAACTAACCGGGCTATTTGACGGGATGAACCAGTACAAGAGCGGCGGAAAGGGAAGTGATCGCCAGAAATTACTAGAGGCTTGGAACGATCCGCTACAATTCACTTTTGACCGCGTAAACCGCGAGAGTCGGTACAGCATGAACGGGCAAACCCTTAATATATTGGGGGGGATACAAGTCGGAAAACTTCGGAAGTACCTCGATCTTTCCGATGATGTGGATGGGCTAGTTTCCCGGTTTCATTTTTTGATCAACGAACCGCTCGATCCCGTCCCCGGTCGCCCGCCAATGGACGAGAACTCGGTCGAGGACTTGATACTAGAAGCGTTTAATCGGGTAAGCGGTATCGAGCTAGAAATCGGGGAAAGCGGTGTCGAACGTTACGATCTTTGGTTTACCGAGAAAGGCGAAACTTTTGCATGGGACGTGAATCACCGCTACAACAATCTCGTTAAGCAAAATCGAGCCAAAAACCCCGCTTTTACGGCGTACATCGGGAAACAGATGAAAGAGTTTTTGCGGTTTGCTATTACCATCCACTTGCTGAATTGGATTTACGATCCCGAACACACCGATCTTTACAAAATCCCCGTCCAGACCGCGGCGAAAGCGGCCGCCGTGACCGATTTTTATATCAACCAATTTCTCGCTATTCAGGGCATCACCGGGGGCGACGATCAGAATCCCATTCAGGGTATTCTGCATGAAATCTGGGAAATCGTGAGAACTTTTGGCAAAATTACGACCCGCGAGGTTCACCAAAAATTTCAGAGCCGGAAGATTGACGGGCAAAAGATGAACTCTGGACTCGCTCTTGAACTACTCAGTCAATTGCAGAAAGCCGGACACGGACGGCTTGAGGGAAAAACTCTACACTTCCAAGAGCCACAAGCGATCGCCGTAGAAGAAATAGTATTCGAGGAAGAGGAGTTTACTGTTCTAGCTTCGGAGCAAGAGGCCGAACCGCCCCGCCCCGAAGAATACTCGGCTGATGGCGTACACCTTGACAGTTTGCCAAATTTTGAGCGGCAGGAAGTTCTGATCCGAACCGCAGAACCGATAGACACGGGAGAGCGAACTATTCCGACCCGAACGATCGCCCGAATCGTGGGCGTGACCATCGACACGATCGGCAATTGGCTGATTGAAGCAGAAGCTCGAATAGGTGAGGCTGTGGCTCGGTTTAGTTTGCCGTTCGGAAGTTGTTATGTGAACGACGTGGGGACGTGATCCCGATGATTGGAGAATATTGTGAATCACGCCATCCAGATCGCCGTTACCGAGTGAATTCTTTCGGACAAACATTTAAAGTTTGCAAACCAATTGGAACGATAAAAACCGCACTCGGAATCTATTACCATTTCGAGTCAGTCGATCCCGAATTCCCCGAATGGAAGGGACACAAATTCTATTGTTTTCGGAAGGAAGATTTTACGGAAATTACTTGACAATTCAAGAAAAGATTGATATGATTTAATTAATGGAAACACTTAAGGAGCATCAATGAAATCTTTATTAAATGAAAGCGGACAAACTCTTTCCTGTCTAGCCCTTTGGTATCGGGGACAATACTACTCTAAAGCAAGGGGCGACCTCGACCCCACTGGAAAGTTAAAAAAACAAATCTTATCTCACAAACTCAACGAGATAAATGCACACCTAAAACGCTTTGGAATTTGTCCAGTCAAGTTAAATCCCTAAAACAAGGAGTATCAAAATGAAAGAAAAAGAAAAAGCTATTTCTTGGGAATCCATAAAGGAACACGATCCCGAAAATCCCAAAGGGATTGTCAAACAAGTCGAAGAAAGAGAGTCTGTCGAGCGATTTAAAGCGCATTTAGCAATGTGCAAGTTTAACGCTAAGGAATGGAGAATGAAGTATAGAGAAGAATCAACACGAGGAAATTAGAATAACCGATCTCGATCAGGAATAAAAATCACTCTAACCCCTCGACCTTTCTTTCTCTCTTATCAATTGCAGATCGAGGGGATCGGAGATGGCTATCTCTGTTTTCCAAAAACCCGCGCAAGGGCATTGCGAGACATTTTGAATCAATTGCCGTTACGATTAAAGATGGAAAACTGGAGATTAGAATCCCATGAAATCAGAAAAACCCAAAACTGTAGCAAATTTAAAAGTTGGCGATACAGTAATTTTGTTTAACCTTGAACCTCTATTCATAGAGGGGGTTATAAAATCTATATCGCCAGTAGGCAAAAGAAGTCTTTTGCTAATACGAATAACGGGCAAATACCAAAACAAATCGCTTGGCGCTTATCGGAGCGTCAGACATTACGACACCTTTGAATTGTTAAATAGCGATATGCCCTTATCGGCTTATGGTACTATCGCACTAAAAGAGGTTCACCAACCTCGCCCTGAAAGAGACGAGGATTGTCTGGGCTAATTCGGACAACGTAAGCGGTGAATAGCCCGTCGAGCCGTTAGATGTCACAGACCTCCGAATACTTCCCTAGTTCGGATTTCCTCTAAGCCTTATTGGTAGCTATCGCTAAAGGGCGGGGGTTCAAACCCAAATTTTCGATGAATTAAAATGCAAAACCTAGACAGTAAAACATTTTTTGCCTTTGGCGGCGGCGTTCAGTCAACCGCTATAGCCCTTCTATTAATTCATGAACCCCACAAACTACTCGATCTTGGATTAACTCTCCCGAAAACAATTATTTTTGCCGACACAGGAGCGGAACCGAAAGCGATTTACGATCACGTTAACCAAATATTTGAAATGCTGTCAAGAGCCGAGTATGACACGGTAGTAGTTCAGCGCATTGAAAAAAATGGATCAATCATTCCAATTCACGAGCAATGGTGGGGACTCGCTTCTATTCCATGGTTTACAAGGTCGTTAGATGGTCAAGTCGGAATGCTAAAAAGGCAGTGTACCGAAGAATTTAAAATTAAGCCGATCCAAAAAGAAATCCGCGCCAGACTGGGATACAAAAAAGGTCAAAGAATCCCACCCCTGACCGCTAAACTTTGGCTCGGAATTTCTGTTGATGAACAGAGAAGAGCGAAAATTAATCAAGATAAGTGGCTCAACAACAAACACCCGCTTATTTATCTAGGGTGGAATCGCAACGATTGCGCCGTTTACAATTACCTTCATCTAAATCGGAACGTATCAAAATCATCATGTTTCTTCTGTCCGTTTAAGCATCGACAAGAATGGATGCGAATGAGGCAAGAAGAACCCGATGAATTTGCTCGGGCTGTAGCGGTAGACAAAAAAATTCGGCATTTAGTAACTATTGGCAAATGCCGACAAGATGTTTTTGTTCATTCGTCAGGCTTGCCACTAGAAGATGCCGTACTAGATCAATTATCTCTTCCGCTTGGAATCGATTACGGCTTCGGAAAAGAATGTGCAGGGCATTGTGGAGTATAAGCAAAATGAATTTAACCCTATTCCAAGAACAACCTCCTACGATCCCGACCCCGACAATTCAACTTCGCCCCGATCAAAAAGCTCTCAAAAAAGAGATTTACGATCAGCTTAGAGCGGGACATAAGCGAATTCTTGCCGTCGCACCTTGTGGGTACGGAAAGTGTCTAGCAAAAGATACGCCAATTATTATGTATGACGGTAGCGTGAAGCTGTCACAAAATATTGCAGTAGGGGATATTCTGATGGGGGATGACAGCAAGCCCCGTCATGTCGATTCAATCTGTAGAGGAAGAGAAACTATGGTAAAGGTAATCCCGAACAAGGGAGAGCCGTTTACCTGCAATCGTAGTCACATTCTTTCGCTAGTTTATAATGGGAGAAGCTACCCGAAATCAGGATGGATTAACGGAAATATTTACGATTTTTCTATTGATCAGTATCTTTCTCTCCCGAAACATATTCAAATCTCGATGTTGCTCTATCGGGTTCCTGTAGAATTCGATAGCAAGCCTGTCACGATAGACCCCTACTTTCTTGGAATATGGCTAGGAGATGGCAATCACAGGAACACGGGGGTCTGCACGTCCAATCCTGTATTGATCGACTATATCAAGAAATACGCTGATCGTTTAGGGATGAAAGTCTATTCTGATGCAAGAAATGACAATCCGAATTCTCAGCTTCATAGGATCACAACAGGAGAGAAGGGGCCAGGAAAAAATTATTTGCTAAACATGATAAAAGACTTATCTCTCATCGAAAACAAGCATATCCCTCGAAACTATCTAATCAACTCAAGAGAAGTCAGGTTAGAACTTCTCGCTGGACTTCTTGACACGGACGGACACTGGCAGATAAATGGAGGCTACGAAATAGCGCAAAGAAGAAAAGAACTTGCGGATCAAATTGTTTTTCTCTCTCGCTCTTTAGGCTTTTTTGCAAGTGTAGGAACCAAAGAAGTAAAAGGAGAAACTTACTATCGTGTCAGAATTAGCGGCAACACAGAGACTATCCCGATCAAGACCGAATACAAGAAAACCCCGAAAGAATACATAGAAAAACAGAAATGCAATGTTTTAAGAACGAATTTCAAGCTAGAGTTTTTGAAGGAAGATGATTACTATGGGTTTACAATCGACGGAAATCGCCGTTTTTTACTAGGAGATTTTACCGTAACCCACAATACTGTCCTATTCTGTCAGATGATTTACGATGCAGCGATTAAAAAGCACCGCCGCACCCTGATCGTCGTGCCGTTTATATGCTTGATTGACCAGACTCTAGACGCTCTTGAAAAATTCGGATTAACCGCAGGAGTTATAGCGGGAAACTATAGAGAAGATCGTCTGCAAAAAGTACAAATTGCCACCACACAAACACTAGCAAGACGAGATATTTCTTGGTTTAATCCTGAAGTAATATTTCTTGATGAGTGCCATCTTTCCGCCTATTCACTTTGGTTTCGAGATAATTTTAATAATCTCAAAGACGGGAAACAAACAACCTCGATAGTAGATATTAGTTCCGAACTAGCTATTTTAGGCATCGCTATCGAGAGAGAAAGTCTAGAATTCGGGTATCGAGTCACTTTCGAGGAAGTAAAGCAAAAGTACAAATCTCTCACATTACTCCATCACCCCGATCACGGGGGAAGTAAAAAGAAGATGCAAGAATTGAATTCTGCATGGGAGATTTTAAGGAAACAAGAACATTTATTTTCTGGGAAAGAACTATCAATGGACAGCCAGATCGTCATCGGACTGACGGCGACCCCGTGGCGATTGTCAAAACGGGAGGAGTTAGGAGATATTTTCGAGACGCAAGTAACCGGCCCGACTCCGAAAGAGATGATCGAGCGGAAAGCTTTATTGGGATGCGTGTACTTTGCCACCAAAAACCAAATTGACACCAAAGGGGTTAAAACTACGGGTGGCGATTTTGATGCGGCGGAACTCGAAACTCGATGCTTAGAGGCGGTACAATCAATTGTTTCCGAGTACAAGCGACTCGGACAAAACCGTCAATTCGTGTGTTTTGCCGCAGGGAAAGTTCACGCGGACTCGCTGGCTAAAGAATTTACCGATCAAGGAATTCCCGTCGCCGTTATTACCGCAGAAACTCCACAGGAGGAACGAAAAGAGATTTTTAAAAATGTAGCGCAATTAAAAATGCGGGGGATTATCAATATCAATACTTGTGGAATCGGATTTAATCTGCCTGAAATTAGCTGTATTATCCATTCCCGTCCGACAAAATCTATGACTTTGTATATCCAGATGACGGGGCGAGGACAACGGCTCTGCCCTCAACTTAACAAAACCGATTGCCTTGTTTTAGATCAGGCAGGAAATACCAAGCGTCACGGGTTTATCGAAGACGTGACCTATCCCGATCTTCGGAAGGCATCAAACACAGAAAAAAGAGAAGCTCCCGTCAAGGAGTGCGAAAATTGCGGGTGCATGGTTCACGCCTCCGCTCGTGTTTGTCCAGAGTGCGGTTTCGAGTTTCCTTCCGCTCGAACAGAAAAACGGATTGCCAGCGAAAAGCTTCAGTTAATACTTCCAGACGAGGACAAAACCCTCTACTACGCTTATCGACAGGCAAGACGAGAGGCTTACGAGAAGGGCAAAAAACCAGAATGGGCGCGCTACGAAATTGTTAGAATTTATAAGCTATCGCAATGGTGGCCTAAAGCTTTCTGGAAACTTTACGCAGTTTTCGGGACAAACTATACTAAAGATGACGTAAAAAGCTATTGGGACTACTTGAATCGTTGTTGCGGTAATCCCGATTGGATAGAAAAATGTATGAAAGAGGAATTTGGAGATGACTACAGCGAGAATATTGGGAAATAACGGGCTTTTATTAAATTCTTCTCAGGAATATAAAGAGCAAGTCGCAAACGAGTTATTCCGGCTTGTCAGCGTTGGGCGCGCCCCGATTCTTTCCCGAACCTTAACAACGCCTCCGACAAGTGGACTAACCGCTGACTCTTTTTACATCGTTCCCGCTGGCGCGTCGGGAGCGTGGGCGGGAAAAACTAACCAGATCGCTTGTCCAGCAATCGGTGTAAACGGACAACCAGTATCGGGAGCGTGGAAATTTTACGAGCCTTTTGCCGGATTAAATGTTTCTCTCGTGTCGGGTGGAACGTTTTTTTACGATGGGGATTCGTGGGCGACTGCTCCAAGCGGGGGTGATATGCTTGCGGCAGAATACGATAGCGATGGAGATATGAAGGTCGATGCGGCGGAAGTAGCGGATTCAATCGCCGGAAATCCAGCAGACGATACTTTTTATGGGAAAGAATCGGGAAATAAGGGCTTTTTTAATTTCTTCCCGAAAGTTAGAGCGACCGTACTGACGGGATTAAGTACGGCCACAGGAGGGGCAGTAGCCGCAACCGATACGGTACTAGGGGCGATCGGAAAACTACAGAAACAGGTGAGCGATATAGTCGCAGGCGGGGTAGGTGTTACTGACGGGGATAAGGGCGATATTACCGTATCGGGTACGGGTACGAACTGGACGATCGATAATGACGCGGTAACGTTACCTAAACTCCAAAACATCGCCACCAATCGACTGCTAGGGCGATCAACATCGGGATCGGGAGATGTAGAGGAAATTCAGTTAGGGACGGGATTGAGTCTATCGGGAGGTACGCTATCGAGTACGGGTACGGGTACAGGCGGCGCTATCACCGTACAAGACGAGTGGACAACCCTCACGATTAACGCCACGAGTCTGAATTTCACGGGCGCGGGAGTTACCGCCACGAATAGCGGTGGTGCTGTTACGGTTAGCGTGCCGGGTGGAGGGGGTTCTTTCGTCGATCTCAACTACCGGAATCTAGCGGTACAGTACGGGGCTGCGGCTTATTTTCCCCTAGATGAAACATCGGGTACTACCGCAAGTAATTTAATCGCCCCAGCCAATACGGGAGACTACCAGAATTCGCCGACGTTAAATCAATCCTCACTACTTACCTCTAACGTCGGTAAAAGTGTTAGTTTCTCTAGAGCGTCTAGTCAGGGGGTTCTAATAAACAATGTCGGCTTTACATCGGTTCCCTTCACGATCGAGGGAATGATTAAGCTGCCTGATACGAGCCAGCAGGGGGTATTTTTCGGAATACGGGTGCAGGCGGGATCGAACAAAGGCGAGTTCTATTTAGGGGTCGGCAATAACTCTACCGATAGCAACGGGAACGAGTTGATTGGATTAAGCGAGTTCGCGGGGTTTTACGAAACGAATACCAACTTAGGAACTCGAATCAATCATCTTGCAATGACGGTATCAAATTCGCTTCAGCTAACGATCTACCTGAACGGGACTCAGGTATTTCAAGGCAATACATCAGGAAGCGAGGCGATAACTGGGACGAACGGTAACGGGATGATCGCCTACCAACCGGGATCGGCAACGAGATGGGTAACGGCATTAATAGACGAGGTATCGTATTATCCGAGCGTTCTATCATCGGGACAGATCGCCCTAAGATCGGCGTTGGCTTTTAGTAATATCTCGACTAACCGAGAATTGCTGACCGCGGATCGAACCTATTTCGTGGGATATAGTGGCGCAAGCGATAGTAACGATGGGTTGACGACAGGATCTTCGTTTGCGACATGGCAAAAAGCGATCGATGTTGCCGCGACTCTCGATCTCGGTATTTATGCTGTAACAATACAAATTCAAAACGGCACTTACACCGAACCGATCGCTTTAAAATATTTAGTCGGGGCTGGAAAAGTAACGATTAAGGGGAATTCAAATACCCCCGCAAATGTCGTTTTATCAACTACCACAACAGCGATTATTGCAAGTGGAAATATTTCTAATTGGATCATAGACGGGATCGAGATCTCTAGTTCGTCTGGGAACTGCTTAGAGGTTAACTCTAACGCTTCTGTTGAAATCCAAAATCTTCGATTCGGGAACGCGGGATTCGCTCATATTGCAGTATCCGAAGGCGGGCTAGTACGAGTTGCCGGAAACTACACGATAGCGGGAAATTCAGCGATGGGTTTTCATGTTTTGGCGCAATTTTCTGGCTTTTTTTCTTGCGCTGGTAGAACCATTACTTTAGTAGGAACACCAACTTTTGGCTCTACATTCGGATTTGCTTCTTCAATTTGGCAGGGAAGCATAGATTTTGTAAACTCGACTTTTTTGGGATCGGCAAACGGAAGACGATACTTCGCCGAAAAAGGTGGCTATATACGCGGGACAGTAAACGGTTCATTGCCAGGGAACTCCGAGGGAGTTGCCAACTCGCCCGGATTTTATTCACTTTAATAGCAACAAAAATCGCCCTTGATAGTAGTAATAATCCCTTTTGGATTTGTGTAGGGGTTATGGGTAGTGAGCGGGTTTTAATGATAGTATAGTATAGACACAAAACTCAACCTAAAATGAATTTTCAAAACAAAGACATCGCTCACCCCACAATCCAAAAGTTTCTCAAGCTTATTGGATTAGTTAGGCAAATACCTGCTTCAAAATTGGACAAAGCGATAGAACTCTTAGAGGAAATAGCGGTAGAAATACCAATTCAAAATTAACTATTTACACTGATCAAGTATCATTTTAATGCTTTATTACCATCTATTTGGAACTTGTCGAGAAAAACCTTTAAACGGCTTAGGAGACAGCCCTGGCTTTTGGCGCACATCAAACCCTATTTCTTGGGATAAAAACCCAAAACTAGATATAGTAACTTTTGATGGGGGATTAGGAACATCCGGGCAGTTGTGGAAAATTATCACCAAGTATGGACAAATACAAGGAATTGGCTATGTTTCTGAGGCTGACTATAATACTCGAAATATTGGGTTTGGCATTGTTGGTGGTGGCGGTGAAATTTATCGGACATCCGCTAATTATTTTTATCAAGGCTCGATTACTGGGAGCAGTAGGCTCGGCTATAACGTTGAAATTACCCATATAGTTCGTATCACCGATCCCGCCCATTTTCCTGCAAATCCCTATCCCGTAAATCTTCCCGAATTCCCGATTTTACCAGACAAGGATTTTAGCGTAGAAATCCAGTTTCAAAATTACGAGTACGACAACACTGGCGATGCCGAACAAAGAATTGTGGAATGGGCTGACCCGATCCGAATTTTTAATCTTTCTAGGTCTGCCCTGCGAACCGACGACCTTGACAGTCTTCTCGACTTTCACGAAGGAAGACAGGGAGCGAAAGGGGATTTTCTTTATCGGGATTTATCAGATGATTGGGCTACAAGGAACCAGATAGACCTCGGCAACGGAGCCACATCACAGGGCGCTCTTTATCCCAGTGCAGACGGAATCCTGACCGAGTTTGTTTTGACCAAAGCATACTCTTGCGGTGGAAACATTCACTACCGCCCGATCTTGTTCCCCGATACTGGACTAAAAATTTACCGAGACGACAACGAACTGACGGGCTACGTTGTCGCTCCTGACCGAATCGTTTTCGACAACCCGCCCGCCGCAGGAATTTTGACATGGGAGGGGAGTTTTAAAGTTCCTTGCTCGTTTGAGAGCGATCGCCTTGACTATCGACCGCTGGTCAAAATTGTCGATGGAAACCCAGTCAAGGTAAAGGGCGTGTTCGAGATTCCCTCGCTCGTTCTGCGCGAGTCGAGGATTGAGCCGGCGATCGTTCCTACTGATGTATTTGAAGACGGCACAAATCACGAATTTAAGCTCAATCTCTACAAAGCTTCAACACTATCGCCCGAATTTCAAACCAATATTGCCGAACTCTCTAGCGGGGAAAGAAAGCGGTTTTCACGCCGGCGAAAAGCGGTTGATACCAATTCCCTGCAACAACGGAGAAACCTTCGTCAAAACGAGCTAGAGTATTTGATTTGCCTCTGGCTTTCCCACAAGGGAACCGGTGCAACCTTTCAATTCCCCGATCTCCTGAACGGGGGAAACGTAATCTCTCGATTTAACTCAAAATCCCTCAATTATTCCAATCAAACTAATCAGCGCGTCTATTCCCTAGGAGAGCTTCAAATCCGACGTTTTACGGACGGAATTCGAGGGGATGGGGGGACGGGGGGAGATTTATCCGATCCCGTCCTGACGATCTGTAGAGCTATCCTGATCGAGCTTGCGGACGGGGAAAGACTTGGATATACCAATCACTCGCGAGATATTAGGATCGATGGAGTGACCTATCGTTCTCGCCGCGCCCTTGACCCGACCGCGCTCGATCGCTCTATCGGATTGACTTCCAATAACGAAGAATTCCGAGGGGCATTTATTGACGACCTAACCGAGCCGCTAATTCTTTCGCCCCGCTTTCAAGAAGCTAAGATTACCACGGCAATTATAGACTGGCGAAACCTCCCCGACTCGCTCCTAGATTTGCCCGACGAGCGGGTGCAAATTGGCTTTGTCGGGGAAATCAACTCGAAAAGTGGCGAAACCTACACCCTCGAAAATCTTACCGAGGCCAGTATCAAACTTCGGCAATCACGGGACGAGCGGGTAACGCCCCTGTGTGGATGGTTTTTTGGGCAAAACAACGGTGACGGGACTGGATGCCAAAAAACCGTCCCAACTTATACAACTTCTGTGAGCAGTATTGCAGATCGCCGTATTGTCGAGGTTTATGGAATTTTTGAGAACCTTGCGTGGGGAACCTTGACTTTTCTTGACGGCAAGAATAAAAACGCTACTTACGCGATTTACACATCTCAATTTTTTCCATTTTCAGGAACTACACGGATCGAGTTATTTACTGGGGCGGCCGACTCGATCGCCGCTCACGATTCAGTACGGCTCACCGCAGGGTGCGATCGTACCTACAAGACGTGCAAAAATCTCTGGGAAAACACGGATAATTTTTTGGCTGTTCCTACGTTTGGGAATTTTATGCCAGGAAATGACTTCCTATTTTCGTCGCCACGGGCTTAATATAGTTTTAAAAAGCTCAAGCTAATTCCGTTGTAGTTGACTATTGTGAGTAAAATTACGGATAGAGTATTAAATATGAAAAATGCAAACTACCTCTATCCTTGTTTCGCCCACAACAGTTATCAATCGCCCGTCCGATTGGACACTGCAAGACTGGGGCGTTATATTTAGTGTTGTGCTGGCAACAAGCTCGATCATCATATCGTATTTGTTGATCAAATCTAAATCACAGGCAGAAGAATTGGATCGTATTAACCTTGAAAAGGCTACAGAGTTTAGCGATACCCAATCTAGTAGGCTTGAAAAAATGATGTCAAAACTCGATGAAAGTGTGGGGAATCTCGATAATTCGGTCAAAAACTTGAGCGAAAAAATCACGGGATTAACTGAACGAATGGCGGTTGTCGAAACGAAACAACAGGTAGCCGATCTGGTTTTGCCTAGTTATGAGCATCAGTTTAGCGAACTACGATCACGGCAAGAATCCCAAGATTGTCATTTAATGGAAATTCGACAACAGCAAACAAAACTATTTACCTGTTTTAAATCCTTAACAGAAATTATCGAAGCCTAAAATGAATAGCCTACTCGCCACTCAAAACACACTCCTTAAAACCCACCCGCTCGACTCCTCTAGCCCGAATCTACCCCCAGATTTTAAATCTGTTCCGATTGCCAAAGGACAAAAAGTAATTTATAAATGGCTAGAGCGGAAAGAAAATCACTACCTAATAGAAGTCCATCCCCCGATAGATGGACGCTATAACTGGTACGCGTTTCAAGGGCATTTTGATGGAACGGGAATAGAGTTTCCTGTCGTCAGAAAAGACCAGTGCGAAGCGATTTTTGAGAGAGCGATAACCGATCATCAATTCCAGTCCCTTGATCGCTGTCTCAAACGATTCGATATAACCACCATCCCCCGTGTTCGTCATTTTCTTGCTCAAATTGCCCACGAAAGCGGCGGTTTAAGATGGATGGTTGAACTGGCATCAGGAGCCGCTTACGAGGGGCGGCAGGATTTGGGGAATGTTTTTCCAGGCGATGGACCGCGGTTTAAAGGCGTGGACGCTTTGCAAATGACTGGACGTGCTAACTATCAAGCTTTTGCCAACTTTATCGGCGATCAAAGAGTTATGGAAGGCTGGCAATATGTCTCCAAAAATTATCTATTTTTACCTAGTGGATTTTGGTGGCACAACAACAATATGAATGCTTTAATTGATCGGGGCGCAACTGTTCGGCAAGTTACCCGACGAGTGAACGGGGGATACAACGGGCTTGCAGACAGAGAACGGTACTACCAGAGAGCTTTACGATTTATCTAAATTTATTCTCCCAATCTACTTGACAATTCCAGAAAGCTTGTGTATGATTTAATTAATCAAGTTTTTTGGAGTTGTTTCGTATGAACGAAAGAGAATTATTATCTGAACTCAATCAACTAATTAATCTCCTTCAGGAATTAGTTGCAGAACAAAAAGAAATGAACCGATATTTAAAGGAAATATCGGAATCCTTACACTCCTTTGCAGACTCAAAAAAGGAGTAGCTATTCACAAATCCACCGATAGCGAGTCTATTCAATTAACCAAACTATTACAATGTAAAGCCATGAACAAAGGATACAGACCATTAATCATCGAAGATATTGACGGCAACAAGGTTTTTGTAAATTGCTGTTTAATTGTTTCGATTACAAAAAATGAGTGTTTTGCTCAAAACGATCAATATGTCGTTGAAATTAGTGAGGCGTTGGCAAAACTACGAATCTCCCGTTCTGTAGCCGAAATTTTAATGGATCGGCTTGTCGATGAACTATTTTTTACCGCCGAATCTATCGAAAAAGAAAAAGCAATTTTAAGTCAACCAGAGGAGCAAGATGATGTTTAGTGTAGGAGAATTTGTCAAAATTAATTCAGATATTCTTAAAGAAGATATTGATCGCGGAGCAGGTCGGATCGTGGAAATTATTCCTGATGGGCCATACTTATCAGTAGATTTTCAGTGTCCCGAACCAGAAAACCTTTGGTTACTCCCCTCGGAAATTGTTCCCGTCGAGATTGCTGTCAGAAACCGTCCCAGCTATTCTAGTAATATTGTAGAATGTTTTGGGAGACCATACGAAGTTCCTAGCAACGAAGGTGATCCCGACGAAATTCTCGACGATGACGATCCCGACGATAAGCCTAGTATTATCTGGCAAGAGTCCGGTGATCTGCCAGAGAGAGTGATAGAGTGGCAAGAATTTTAAAACTTTCCTTTCGTGATGTTTCAAGAAAGACGGCTAACAAAGTCGTCTTTTTCCTTTAGAATAGGGAAAGAATTGTAACTCCCGATGGCCAAAGGAAAGAAAAAAAAGGACAAAAAACAAGACGGATCGCTGAGAGGGTCACAGCGATCGCTTGCAACATCGGGAATTTTATCGATGACGCGGCGATACGACTTAGAAATCGAGGAAAATCCGATTCGAGACCCACGGATTTCCCGCGAGCTAATCGAGCTTAACCAATGGTGCTATGAAGTTTTTCATTCCCTCGAAATGGCCGCTGACGATACTTTCGCCAGCAACGACGGGGACGATCAGGGATGGTCAATTGCCGATACGCTCGATGACGAAGAAACGCCAGTAAACGCCGAAGTTTTCGCAATTGCCGAAGAATTACGTCAAAGGAAACAATCACTAGATTCCTATGTGATTGGCGGTGACACGCTTAAAAAAGCTTTGCGGTGGACATTAGGGAAAGGCGATTGCTTCATCGAGCTAGGTATCGAACGAGAGGGACTATCCCCAAACAAAAGCAAGGATTTTGGAGTAAGCAAAAGCTTATATCTGCCTACATTCGAGATGTTCCGAAAAGAGAGCGATCAAGGCGAACTGCTAGGATTCGAGCAGAGAAAATATTTATCGCACTCCGATCCCGATTATTTTTTTGAGCCAGAAAAACTGATTCATCTCCGGCATTCTCCCAATTATCTTTATGGCCGTTCCCTCTGGTGTACATCTCTTGATGCGTGGGCAGACGTAAAACGAGCAACCGACAACCTCCAAAAAAAAGCCGATGACATTGCAAGCGATCCAACCTTGTTTATTTTTCCTGGCATGAGCGAGGAAAACAAGCGAAAATTTGAACAAGAAATACAGCTACAGCGACAATCGGGGGCAATCACCGATTTTGTTCTAACTAGCAAAGAATACGACATTCGCAAAATGGCAAACCTTAACCCCGATCTTTCAGGATTAATTGACAATGTTTTACAGTGTCGGTACAAGCTAATTATTCCAGGCTTTCCTTCATATTTTTTCCCCGGACTCGAATCAAAAGGGGGAACCAAAGAGTTATCAAGATCGCCTGACCGCCGTTACTCCCGGATGCGCTACGGGTGGTGTCAGTTGCTGACAGGTGCGATTAAACAGGTGATCGACACGGAGCTAGTGCTAAGAAAAAGCTATGATTGGTATTTTGAAAACGCCCAAAACAAGTATCGTATTCTCTGGCCAAAATGGTCAGAATCGATTGATGGCATGACGGGCGACGAAACCGAAGACACCGCCGCAGAAGAAAGTACGCTAAAAAGTAATAACAAATCACAAGAGGAAAACAGTGAAAAGAAGCCTAGAAAAACTACTTGACGCATTATACGAGGGAGACGTTTGCCCGTATTATCAGGCAGTTGTTTAGGATTAGAATATTTTCAAGGATATGCCTTCCATCGTCCCGTCCATCCTGAAGACTTTTGTATTGAGTGAATCATGCGAAGTAAATTTAATCCAAAAGAAAAAGCTCTCGATCCAGTAACACGCTTATTGTCAAAAGCAACCGTAAATTCTGAGGACATAAATCTAGCGATCTCGGACTGGAAAAAAAAGCCTCCCGATCCTGATTTTAAAAACTTTCTTGAGCCAGAAATAGAAAATTGATGGCCGATTTTTCCAGTGTTAACTAGGAGGATAATCGATGTTGCTACTCCTTAAAATATTATCTTCAATTGTTTTAACGGGCATAGGTGTCGGGTTTGTACTGGCTTGCCTTGCCGCCGCATGGTTTTTTGCACTTCTGTTTGCGAAAATGGCAGTCGATGTCTGGATTGAGTTTCCTACGTTTCTTTAGCTTACGATGACCGATTTTTCGTTTAATCCCCAAACCCGACGCTATCACGATAACCGGACTAAGAAGTTTATCTCGGCCGCTCGCGTTCGTGAACTTGTCGCTACAGCGATCAACGAAAGGATTAATCGGACTAATCGGCTTACACGGGATATGCTTTCCGAGCGAATCACCGTTCGAGAATGGGAATCTCGAATGAGCGAGGAAATCAAAATTTTAACGATCCAGCTATACCGAATCGGAAAGCCAGATATGACCCAATCCGATTACGGCAGAATCGGGGCAATCCTTCGCTCACAGTACGCTAGACTCCGAAAGTTTAGCCGGGATATTATTCTTGGAACTCAAACAGAAAAACAAATCTTAAACCGCTCAAAACGTTACATTGCCAAAGCCCGTGAAGCTTTCGAGGAGGGGAATCGCCGGGGAAACGCTTTGGTCAACCGATGGGAGCGGCGAATTAGAACAAAAACCGAATCCTGCCGCGAGTGCATCGTGTACGAAGCGGCGGGATGGCAACCAATTGGAACCCTCCCCCGTCCTACGGATCGCTGTTCTTGTCGGGACAATTGTGGATGT